CCAGTCGCCTGTTACGGCGGTTTCGCCCAGGTTGGGATGGTTGGTAAAGCCGTAGAAGCCGTGAGCGGCATCGCCGACCAGGGCAACCTTGTTCACCAGCTGGTCAATCGCTTTGCGGGCAACACGACCTTTACGCTCGGAGAGGTTGGTGCCCATTGCATTAGCCAAGCGCATTTCGTCCAGGCTGTAGCCGTAGGCATCACCCATGCTTTTCAGCTTGAGCGTTTCCTCTTTACCGACCACATCGACGCGGGGCAAGTCATCAGCGTAGTTCGAGATGAACTTGGCCATGCCGACTTCGTCGTAGGTGCGGTACGTGAACGACTCGGCGTACTCGGGCACCTCGGTGGATACCGGCACCAACTGCAGGCCGGTCAGCTGCGGCGTCAGGACTTCGTAAATTCGAGTCTTCACGTAGTCGAGCTGACGCGCCAGGAAGATGCCTTCGTCCTCCCGCTCGATGCCCAGGCGTTCGCCTGCATCCATTACCGCCGCAAGATCAGCGGCGTCGTAGTTCATATGCTGTTCGAACATTTCTCAGGTCCTTATGCGAAAGGGTGGGCCAGCTCGACGCAGGCGAGGCGAGTGCCGTCACCCATGACTTCGAGCGCAGAGCGGAACACGGCGTTAGGCACGGCGGTACCAGCGCTTGCGTCTTGGACCTTGCCGGAAGCGTCGATCTCGACGGCTCCGCCTTCGGTCACGGTGCCCGCGTCGGTGACTACGCACCACGCCAAGCCGCGCGTCAGCACGGATACGTCGTCGTACTGGACGTAGCTATCGATTTTGGTGTGCGAGTGCAGCGCGATGCCCGCAAAGCGTGTGCCAGCACCGTTCACCACGGCGCCGCTAGCGTTGACGCCGACCACATGGCCAAAATTGACCACGCCTGCCGCCGGGAAGGATTCGACGCGATCAAAACCAGCATCAGCCTTCATGCCTGCGCGAGCTTTATCCATTTCATAGATCATTGGTCACCCTCCACTTTCTCGCCGCGCTGACGGGCGGCCATTTTTTGGCGCGCTGATGCGGCGCTGGCTGTTGGTTTTGCAGCGCCATCTTGGTGGATGGGCGTCGCTTTTTTGCGCTGACTGGCGGCGTCGTCGCGACGCTTGTCGGCGTTCTTCATCGCGATGTCATACGACGCATTCACGTAGGCGTCGTCCTGGCCGTCGAACTTCATGCCGGGAATGAGCTTGAGCGTGACCGCCTCTTTGAGTTGGCGGTCGGTCGCATCCTGCTTGATCTCGACGCCTTGCTCTTTGCACACGGCTTCCAGCTCAAGGCGGGCACGGGCCTGATCAACGGCGTCTTGCTTGATCTTCTCAGCGTTGTCCTCGGCCTCTTTCTTGGCGGCTTCGGCAGCATCGGCGCGGGCTTTCTCGGCGCTCAGTTTGGTGTTGGCGTCGTCCAGGTCTTGCCGCGTCTTGCGGTAGGCGTTGGCGACCTCTGGCGCGGCATCGTATTCAAGGCCGCTATCGAGACGTACTTTTTCCATGACAGGTAAATCCTCGTCATCAATGGGTGTTGCCGCGTCAGCAGCATCGAGATTGAGGCGGGCGTTACCGGCCCGACCGATGGGCACAACCGCTAGATGATTCACGCGGATGTTCTTTTGGATAGCGTCGTAACGCTCACCGTTGTATTCGCCGGGTTCTTCGATCAGATCGACCGCGTAGCCCACGGATAGCTCTTTCCAGCCGTCTTGCTTGATCACGCGCGGGTCGTGGATGACGATGTCGCTCACCACGTTGTCGCCGTCCTGGCGACCCTCGCTGGTCACCGTGCCGATCTGGTGGGCTTTGAGGTTGCCAGCGTTGACCTTGCCCGGGTGGCCTTTGGTGATGGGCTTGTTTCGGTAGGTGGCCAAGGAGTCGGCTTTGAACACGTCTTCCGGTAGCCGCAGCTCTCGCCGCTCCTTGCCGTTGCCGTCTCTGTAAACGAAAACGCCCGTGCGGGTCAGCACGGGCGAGTCTTCTAGGTAGCCGTCCTCGGTGAACTTCGCACCAATAGGCACCCGGTCATAGCGGTTTACGCTCATGTCAGTGTTACCTCATCCCTTGATGGCCATTTGGGCTCAGCAAAGCAGCGGCAGCGAACGGCCATACCAGGGTGGCCGTCACTAGGTGGGCGCTTCCAGCTAAACGTTTCGCCGTTGCGCCGCCCATGCTCGGGCCGCTCTCTGCCGTCCATGACAGTGCGCCAAGTGTACTCAGCAATGCCCACGCTCTTTTGCCGGTACTCGGTCAGATTGGCGTTTAGCTTGCCCACTTGGTCGTTGGCAATGAGCTGAGCGCGGTTCACTGGCTGGTCATAGGTAGCGCGTATCGTCTCTTTAAGCTGCGTGACGTTCTGGCCTTCGTTAATCGCCCGAATGATCGTGCCTTGCAGGTTGTCGACGTACTGCTCGGGGATGGAGCGGATGAGCTTCAGGTTTTCCAGCTCCCAGGCGCGCATCAGGTCATCAAGCCACGGTTCAGCGCGGTTGTACGCCTCGCCATAGCGCGCTCGCGTGAGCTTGCGCACCTGCCTAAGGTTGAAGACCTTGATGCGCTCAGCGAAGCGGCGAACGTCCACGCCGTCAAAGTTAGCCGTTGAGCCGGTGAAGGCGCGAAAAGCGGTCGAGCCTAGCGTCACCTGAAGAACCGAGCTCAGCAGCTTATTGAGGCGGTCCACCCATGTGCCTTCGTCAATCTCTCCGCCAATGGAGTCAGGACGGTAGCGGTTTGCCATTTCGTGGAGCGCGGAGACCTCGGGCATGAGCTGCTTATTGACTTCGACCCGACACTGCTTGGCCACGCGCTCAATATCACGCTGATATTCGCGCTCAATCGCCTCGGGATGCGCCCACTTAGGTCGAGCCATTCGACACCCCCAGGCCGTAACGGCCCTCGTTTGCAGCATCCACTCGCAGCTCGGCTTCGCTTACGACGCCCATGTCGTAGTCGATTTGACGCGCTTCGGCTTCGGCCTTCTCGGCCTGGGCGTTTTTGTGCCGCGTCTCGGCTGCCTGCTTGTCGGTGGGCGTCCAGAGTGATGGCCACTTGATCTTGTACGACGAGGGCAGGGCGACCCCTTGCTGGCGTCCGATGGCCTCGATCAATCGCTCGATAGCGGGCTGCGCGGACGTTTTCTGGATGCCCTCGCACAGGTCGTACAGCGCCTCAAGATCATTCTCGCCAGTGCTGTTAAGCCCTGTAGCAGACCGACCAAATAACTGCGTGACTGGAATACCCGTCTCAGCAGAGACGCCTACCTGATACTCGGAGATCAGATCCTTAATACCGCTGACGTTCTGGTCATAGACCGCATAGTCATCTTCAGCGTCGACCGCGATCCCATTCATCAGGGAGCGAACGTCATCCACAAGGTCGACGCGCTTGCGAACCAGATCTTCTTGGCCTCGCTCGATTAGCTGGGCCAATCCTTTCATTTTGTGAACGGCTTGCTGCTTACGCTTCAGTATCTCAACCGATAGCTTCAAGCCCTTGCGATAACGATCAATGGCGTCGTATGCCTCAACGGCTGCCGAGCGACCCAGCCAAGGCACTCGAGCGCCTAGACGCATACGTGCGGGCAGGGGGTCGCCATAAACCGGCAGAATCCGCGACTCATGGACGGTGAAAAACCCAGTGCTACTGGAGTTACCCATCTGAATGGGGCGCACCTGATACATCTCAGGCTGGCCGTAGTTGCTTTGCCCCGGATCGTCGTAATAGCCGCCCGGGGCAACGGATAACTGATCGATCTCAATGACGCGAATCTCGGTGATCTGGCCGATGCTATCCGGCATTGACTCACCCAAGTCACCGGTGTCGGTCAACAGCATCAAAGCCGAGCCGCCATCCAGGCGAGCCCAGCGCAGTGCGTCCGACATGTTACCCACTAAATCCAGTCGGTCGAACTCGTCTGTGATAACGTCGTTATCGTCGCCCTCTACCTCAATGCCGCGTGACATCGAGAGGTCGGCGGGAATGTCGATTACACGCGCATAAATTCCGCCACGAGCATATAGATTGGCGTAGTCGACAATCTGCGACTGCTTGCGGCGACCGCCGACCAGTGCCGAGCGGTAACCGTCCTCTTTGTACGTCGGCATGGTGTCTCCTAACTAGCCATTGCAGCGAATCGAGCGCCGTAGTTGTCGGTAGCGACCTTGTTAAAGCCGCCGCCGCTCGCGTCCATTTGGTCTTTGTACTTACCAACGGGGAAGGTTTTCATTTCATCGATGTAGGCCTGATTCCAATCGCCACGCAGGAGACGAACGTTTCCGGCTTCAACCTGAATAGCGAATGGCTCGGCGCGCACCGCCTTGTCGCCAGTAGGGCGCTCGGCGTAAATCGTGTAGCCAGCAAGGTTGCGGATGGTCGACTCTGCCGACTCTTTGCCGCCCGAACCGGGCTCTTGCTCGATCCATTGGTCAACCAGCAGACCATCAAGCTCAGCGGTTAACCGTATGGTTCGCTCACGCTTCGGTGCTGAATACTGCTCGCGCACTACGTCGAGGATGTAGAACAAGCCGTCCTCACCCTGGCCGATCTTCACGCCTGCCGTGTATGCGCCCGCACCATCAGTGCCCGCCTTATCCCAAAACCTGACGACCTTGGTCATTTTTGGTACGGTTTCGACAATGCTCAGCTTCTGCCACTCAAAGAAGCCGCCGCCACGCGGGGCAGGGCGTTGCTGGAACTGTCCAGCCACGGCCATGGCGCCCATTATCTTCTTGTCGCGGTCGACCGTTTCGCGGCTAAAGCGCTCAGGAAAAAGCAGCTCGCCGTCCTCGGTGCGCGGGTCGATAAAGCCCAGGCTAGTAGTGCATCGCCGGTCAGGCTCGAATTCCATCGGCAAGCAAAGGTGCTCATACCCATAGTCGTCTTCAAGGATGAAGCCGCTCACGTCCGCTTCGTGCAGGCGCTGCATGACGATCACGATGGCAGAGCTGTCTGGGTTATTTAGGCGCGTGGGCAGCGTCTCTTGGAATACACGCAACGCGGTTTCACGGTGAGCAGCGGAAAGGGCGGCTTCAACGCTGTGTGGATCGTCCCACACTACGCGGTCGCCACGCTTGCCGGTCATGCTGGCTACGGCGCAGGCTTGACGCCAGCCTGTCGCCTCGTTTTCGTAGAACGTCTTCTGATTCTGGTCGCTGGTTAGCGCCGTGGGCCAGCGTTGTTGGAACCAGGGGGAGTTGATCAGGTTGCGCATCTTGCGCGTATCACGGACAGCCAGGCCTTGCTCGTGCGACGCGCCGATCATGCGTACGTGAGGCATGGCTTTCGGCCCCCACTCCCAGGCAGGCCAGAACACGCTGGTTAACGTCGATTTCATCGTGCCGGGCGGGATGTTGATCAACAGGCGGTTTAGGTCGCCGTTGGTAATCGCCTCAAGGTGTTCACAGATCGCATCAACGTGCCAGCCGTGGATGTAGGGCTGTCCGGGCTCCAGCACATGCCAAGCCTCACGCACGAAGTTGGCCAGCGAGCGGGCGCAGTATTCGCGCTCTATCGCTAGCCAATCCTCATTGCTTAGACTCAGCGCGGCGGACATTCATCAGCTCCTGAAGTGCCTCAGTGGAAAGACTGCTCGCTTTGATAGAGGGTGTTGATTCAGGTGGCCGGGCGCTGTCATCCAAGCCGTATGCCTGTCGCTCAATAGTGACCAGCACTTTCAGCGTGTCGGCCAGTTCCTTCATCGACTTGGTGCGACCGGGAAGGGATATCACTTTGTGGTAGATATCGTTCATGCGGTCCATGCCGCGGTCATCTGGCTGCCGGAGGAGGTCGCCTAGCTCGTCGTATAGCTCGCGGTTATCGGTCAGAGCTTCCAGTTCATCTAGCAGCTTGTTTGCCAAGCGCCGCGACCGGGAAATATCCCCACGATGGGCCATGCGGACATTGGCGATAGCTTCCGC